TCTTTTATATAATATATATTTTAAGTATATCAGAAGTTTTTAAGTTTGTCAAGTTTCCTACCTCTGGCTAAAAAAATTGATTATTGTGTTATAATTTTACCTATGAGCACTATATCTTCTATTGAGCAGGTAGGCGCAGAACCAATAAATATTAAATGGAAAGTGGTTCGTGGCGACACTGCAACTCTTAGAGTAGACTTTTTAGAAGATGACGAAGCCACAACAATTGATATTGATGACTGGACATTTACTTCAACTTCGTATGATCCATCTGGAGATGTTCTAGATGAACTTACAGTTGATCAGTATGATGGGTATGTGATTGTTACAGCCCCGTCTGATTTGACTACATTTTGGGGTAATGGATATAGAAACGTTGTAGCAAATTTACCTTTTGATGTTCAGATTATTACAGACGATGATGTTGTTTGGACTCCTATTATTGGAACAATTAGTGTATATAGTGATATAACTCCAGGTGGGCTATGATAATTAAAATTACATCTCCTGCAGTTACACCAGCAAAAGTTATAAAAGTTGACGACAAAACATTTATAATTAAAACTGGTGAATAATGAGCGTTAGTCGTAAAACAGATATTCCAGGAAATAAAAAAAACAAACCTGCATACGGAAAGTTTGTTGAAGAAGAACAAACGCCTTTAACGCCCGATATAGACTATAAAATTCTTGTAGGGCCAGTAGGACCTCAAGGACCCGTTGGACCAAAGGGAGAGGTGGGTTCTAAGGGCGATAAAGGGGATCCAGGAGAACGTGGGCCAAAAGGTGATAGAGGCGCTCCTGGAGAAACAGTATATATAACTAAAGAAGGTTCAGAAATATCAAATGTTAAATCTGGTTGGGCATATTATGAAAATAAAGATCAACAGCAAATATTTTTAGCATTAGATAAGGGCGATGAAGGCTGGGTAGATTTATTAAACGATTCAAAAGGTGATACCACTGAAAAATATCTACCATTAGGAAAAGTAAGTTTATGGAACCCAGAAAATCAAAAGTTTAATTTTAGACAACTTGATTTAGGAACAAAAGTGGACATTACGTATGATTTTGAACTTGAGACTTTTAATAATAATACTGAAATTTGGCTAAGAACATATTCTGCCCCATCAATTAATACATCTGAATTTATTGCTAATTTAAAATACAAATATGTTTATGATTTTTCAATAACTCAAACTTTGTATATAATAAATGAAAAAATGAAAAAAGGAAATGTTGTGCCACAAATAAGAACTGATCTAGATTCTGCAATAAAGGTCAAATCTTTCTTAGTCCACATCTCTTAATGGTATAATAAATCTATGGCATTTCCAGGTACATATAACTTTGATTATTATCGTGGTGACACATTTCGTTTTGTAATTTCCCCGAAAGATTCTACGGGTGTAGCATTTGATCTGTCTCCATACAAACAAACAAGTGCTCCAACAAGAGATGCAATTTTTACAATAGCAAGTTCAAGGGGTGCAAGCCCAACATTGTCTTTAACCTCTGACGGATCATCAGATTTGGGCGCATCAATTGATACAGGCAACGACACAATCACTTGCACAATTACTCCAGATGGCGGAAGAGAGTTAGAAGGTGGTTCAACATATTATTATGATGTTGAGATTTATAATGGTGGAGCACTTCGATATACTTTATTGACTGGAACAATTACAGTTCAAGATGATGTTACTGGAGCAGTATAATGCCAGAAGTTGTTGTTTCAGATCCAGAACTATCTGTTTTTGGACCAGTAGAAACTATAAATGTTTCTGTTGACATTGGACAAACTGGAACAAGAGGAAGTAAGCAGTTTGTTGGTTCGGGCGCTCCAAGTGGAGCAACAATATCAGAAACACCATTAGCAAATGATTTATATTTAGATGTTTCTAATTCGCAACTTTATCAATATATAGATTCAATATGGACAATTGTTGGAAAATTTGCTCCAACAACTTATCACACTGTAGAAGGAGCAACATTTGCATCTGGCTCTGCTACGTTTACATATGACATTGTTGATATTTTTGGATTAACAGAGATAGATGGAAATTATGATTTTGTAATTCATCACAGTATTAGGGGTAAAGTATCTCAATACAATATTCTTTCTTCTGTTATTGGTAAACCAGTTTTGTCTGGAACAGACCTTTCTTTTACAATTAAAGCCAAATATTTAGATGAAACTACCTGGACAAATCTTTCTGGGCAATATAATGTCATGCTTTCAATAAGTCTTGGAGAAGACAACGGCCACGTTATTTCATAACAACTTTATGTTATAATAACCTATATGGGCGCATCAAATATAGGTAGTAGTAAATATCCTCTTGCTAAAATTCCAGCAATGGCAGATCCAGCAGATATTCAGGTTGCTCTTAAATATTATCATTGGGGTCAAGAAGCAGAGCCAGAAGGAGATGCAACTGCTGGTATTGCACATTATTTAGATGCAATTGATGATCGAATTGATGATATTGATATTAATCTTGAAAATGTTATAGAAGATAGTATTATTGATGCAAAAGGTGATTTAATTGTTGGAGTTTTAACAAGTACAGCATCTGTAACTAATAAAGCATTAACTGGAAATGTTGCAACACTAACAACATCTGCTGCACATGAGTTTATTGTAGGAGATAAAATAGTTGTAACTGATGTTGATGCAACATTTAATGGCACATATACAGTTACAGCAAAAACAAGTACTACTGTATCTTATGCTAAAATAGCATCAAACGTTACCTCTGCAGCAGTTTCTCCAGCGGGATCTGTAAAACAAACATCTGTAGATAATTTAACAGTTGGTAGTGATGGACATTATTTAGTTGCAGATAGCACACAAACTTTAGGTATAAAATGGGAAGCACTTCCATTAAATGATACTTTAAGTAGCACATCAACATCACAGGCTGCAACAGCAAATACAGTAAAAACATTGCAAGATACAAAAGCACCATTAAATTTTTCTACAAATGCACAAACAGGAACAACATATTCATTAGTAAAAGCAGATAATGGATATATTATTGAAATGAATAATGTTTCTGCAAATACCTTAACAATTCCTTTAAATTCAGATACCAATGGAGATTTTGCTGTTGGATCACAAGTTACTATTATACAAACTGGGGCTGGTCAAACAACAATCAACGTAACTGCTGGAGTAACATTAAACTGCACTCCACAAGGAACGGGAAATACTGCTAAGTTAAGATCACAGTGGTCTTCTTGTACATTAATTAAACGTGCAGAAAACACTTGGGTAGCAATAGGCGATTTGGTGGCTTAATATGCCATTGCATCCACTTGGTCCCGAAGGAAGTGCAGGGCATCAACCAGGAACTCCGACAATAGGAAGTGCAAGTGCTGGAAATGCAAGTGCAAGTGTGTCTTTTACTGCCCCAGATTATTTAGGAAAGCCAATTGGAACAACGTATACTGCTACGTCTACTCCAAGTAGCATAACTGGAACGGGATCATCAAGTCCAATATCTGTAAGTGGTTTAACCAATGGAACAAGTTATACTTTTAAAGTTAAACTTGGAAATTCTATTGTAGATTCATTAGAATCTGCAGCAAGTAATTCTGTTACACCAGTTGCTCCCCCATTCTTCCCGTTCTTCCCACCGTTCTTCCCGTTCTTCCCACCGTTCTTCCCACCGTTCTTCCCACCGTTCTTCCCACCGTTCTTCCCACCGTTCTTCCCGCCATACTTTGGATTCTTTAGAGATTAATACAAAATTATTTTATAAAAATATTAATATTAATTCGAATACTTTTCCATCCACTCTTTAGTTTTCCAAGTAATACCTTTCCAGGCAGACCAATCCTTACCACCATCGCTCATATGATAAGCAATCTCTGCATTTCTAACTGGATCAAACAAATCTTCATTAGATTTTAGATTAAACTTTTCTCTTCTTTCTTCTCCCATTTCACCAAGCATATTTATTTGAAATAGGCCATAAGAGTTGTCTCTAGTTTTTCTATTAGGATTCCAAGAGTTAGGAGTGCCCATAGATTCTTTCATTACCGTTGCCCAAGCAACCTTAAGAGCATATCCTTCAAACCCTACAGATTTTAATATCTTAATTAGTTCTTCTTTTTCAAGAGGAGTTCCATATTTGTATTTTTTGATAGGTTTATTATTTTCCTCTTTAGAAACGGAAAAAACCGCTTTCGCGGTCAGGTCTGCGTCATAGACGGAGTTATAATTTAAATTATTTTCAGCATTTGCAGCGGAATTAGCAAAAAATGCTATTGCTGCTACCCCTGAGAGTACGCCAATCATTGCCGATTTATTCATGATCGTTTCCTCCTTAGAAAACAAAACACCATCTTTTAATGGTGTTACTTATTAGTATAGCATAGAATTTTATTTTTTGTCAAATCTTAACGTATTTACGTAATTATGTTATAATTCTTTTATGGCTAATTTTAGAGGTTCAGGACAATCATCTTATGATATTGGTGATGCCCCGCCATTAGTAAAATGGACTATCGTAAAGGGCGATACAGCAGCATTTAGGGTATATGTTACAGATGATGCCAAAATTCCACTGGTAATTGCTGATTGGGATATTAGTGCTGAATTTAGAAGACCTGATGATGCAGATGATTTTGATCAAGATGATGCAGGAACAGTATTTACACTAACCCCTGCTCCAGACGGGGATGATGGAGATGGAGAATTTACTGTTAAATTAACATCTAATCAATCTAATCAATTAAGAACTGGAGATGTCTTTGATATTGAACTATCTGATGCAACACGAGTTTGGACTGTTGCTAGAGGAAAGATGGTAGTTCTAGAAGACGTAACAGATTAATGGCTTCTGTTTCGGTATTA